CCAGATGTACTGCCCGGTCGTGTCCTTCAGCTTGCGGGCGTTGGCGACCGTCGAGTCCTTCATGATCCACTTGCAGGATGCGGACGCCCGGTACGGGGCGATCACCGAGAAGAACAGGTCGATCAGGTTGTCGGCGGAGAATGCACCGGCGACACCCGTGCCGCCCGTCACGCCCAGCGTGGCGTCGGTGATGACACCGCGCGGCTGCGAGGTACCCGTGCCGGTCATGGCGTGCGCGCCGAACGCGTTGCCGAGCGCCCGGCCGGCCTGCATGGCCAGGTAGCCCTCCAGGTCGACGCCGGTGTCGTCGAGGAGCTCGCGCGACACCTGGATCATCGTGCCGTACTTGTAGGCACCCAGCGGGATCTGGCCGAACGTCGGGTCCGAGACACCGATCGCGTTGCCTTCGGTGACGATCGCCGCGCTGGAGTGCGCGGTGGTCTTCGGGACCTGAATGACCTCACCGCTGTTCGTGTTGAGGATCGTCGCCCCCGCCTGCATGATCGCCGACACCTCGATGAGATGCGCGATCAGCCGGTCGTAGAAGCTGGTGGGCACGGTGTTGCCGCCCGCGGTCGCCGTGCCCTTGGTCAGGGTGCGGTAGTCGACCGGGCCGTCCGGGTTGACGTCGAAGAACCGGCCGCGCTCGCCGCGCAGGAAGGAGCGCAGCTCCTCACCGCGGTCCCCGCCACCGGCCGGCGGCTGCTCGCCGCGGCGCTCCACCTGGCCCCCGCCGTTGCTGCTGCGCTGCCCGCCGCCCTTGCCGTTGAGGCGCTCGAACGCCTCGTCGGCCTCCTTGGCGCGCTGCTCGGTGTCCAGCGCCGACTTGATGCGCTGGTCGAGCTTGTCGAGCTCCTCGTTCATCACGTCCCACTGGCCCTGCTCCTCGGCCGTGAGATTGCGGTTGTCCTCGGTGCTGCGGTCGGCGATCGCCTTCATCTGCTCCCAGACCTGGGCGCGACGCTCACGCAGCCTCTGAACCATTTCAGACATGGGTGTGGACTCCTCGTCCGCTCGAAATCGATCTCGAACGGGGAGCCCGCGCGGTCCCGCACCCATGGGTGCCTGTGGCCGGCGCCTTTTCGCTACCGGCGGTCCGCTGATCGCTTCCTCGTGTCGCACGCTGGCCCGTTGTTTGCTTCACCGCATCCAAAGCGGACACCGACCGGGAGAGCCCAAGTCGGCGCCGTGGCGATACGGCTACGCGGTCCTAGAACGGCGTGCCGCCCCCACAGGGGGTCTTCTGTTGGAGGCCGAAGCCTCAGACGTAGGGGTCTTCCCGGCGGGCAAGCAGAGCCGCTGCCGCAGCGTGGCCCGGGATGCCCCGGCGTGCCACCTTCTTCGGCTGTGGGCCGTCGGTGCGCACGAAGAACTTCCGCAGCTCGTCGTGCTCGGCCATCGACCGGACCTCTTCGAGGTCGGCGTCGAACTTGGTGGCCAGCGACCGCAGGCCCGCCGTGCTGTCCGGGTAGGCGGGCGTGTTCACCGGCGCCACGTCGACCAGCTGCACGCCCGTCAGGCGGCGCAGCGGGTAGCCCTGCTCGGTCGTCGACCAGTCGTCGCTGATCGTGCGGAACGCGAACGAAGACTTGCGGACGTCACCGCGTTCGACCAGTTCGACCACATGCGCCATTGCAGCCGGCGGCAGCACGTCGTAAGACAGGCCGTACTGGTCGATCGACATCCGGAGCGTCCCAGCCGCGGTCGTACCCAGCAGCTGGTTGTCGTCGTGGTTGTAGCGGGCGATGACCTCGGGCCAGCCGTCCCCGCGGGACTGGTTGAAGGCGATCGGGTCGACGACCTCGACGAAGCCGCCCAAGTTGCGGGACTGGCGGTTGAAGACCGAGGCGTAGCCGCCGATCCTCTTGGCGCCGTTGTCGGCGCGCAGCTCAGCCTTACCGGTATCGCCGGAGGTGTACCGGCGCTCGATTTCCACGGTGCTGCCTCCTACGGCGGTCCGGGTGATGATGTGATCAGGCACGGTCGCGCTCCTCGCGAACGAGCCGCAACCTGGGATCCTCACTGCCGCCACGGATCGCCGGCGGAGTGATGGACACGCCAGCCTGAATGGGCAACGGCGTGTAGTCCTGGCCCTGGCCGTCTGGCAGCGGCGACATGTTCTCGCGGTTGCGGATCTCGTCGACGTTCGCGCCGCCGATCAGCCGCTGCTTCTCGTAGATCGACCAGCGGGTCAGCGGGTCCAGGCGGATCAGCGCGTCCGCATCGAAGCGCACGCACTGTCCGCGTGGAATCAGCATCGACAGGTGCGACTCCAGGGTGCTCATCCACGGCAGGAGCGTGAGTTGGATCAGTTCGATCTCACGCTGCTCCGGGCTGCTGTACGACATCGACCCGCCGGTCTCGCCGCCGATCAGTTCTGGCGGCACCCCGTAAATCGCTGCGAGCTGGGTGGCGCCGAGCTTCAGGGTGGAGATGAACTGGGCCTCGTAGGCGGGCACGGTGATCGGGTTGTAGTCCCAGTCTTTGCCGTAAACGATCGGCTGACGGGTGCGGATCGCCTCCATCAGGCGGGCCTTGATGACCGCCGCGTCCTGCCCGTCCACCGTCTGCGTGGTGTTCTTGAAGGTGCCCGGCGGGACACCGCCAGTGGCGTGCCAGGCCTCCATGTACTCCTGCGCGGCCAGGTTCGTCGTCGCCATCGACGCGAACGCGCCGATCGGTGACAGGCCCAGCACCTTGCCCGGGAGCGTGAACCAGGGGATGTGCACGATGTCGTTGGGGTCCTGGACGCGGTTGCCGAGGATGTACCAGATCGGGTTGACGAAGGATCCTTCGCCGGAGGGCATCGAGTCGACGACCTGGACCCAGTCCATGGGCAGCCACTCGATCATCGTCGGGTAGCCCAGGTAGTCGCGGGCCGTGACGTAGCCGACGGCATTCCCCCGGTACACCATCGAGAGGACGGCCCGCTTGATCCAGTCGTGCAAGTTGCCCTGCACCGACGGGCTCGCGAAGAGACTTGCCAAGGGCAGACTCTGGACCGCTCCGCCGGTTTCCCGGTACTGGCGTAGGGGCGCCGCGGCGAGATTGGACGCCAGGATCCGTCCGGCTGCGTACACGGGGGCAAGCTGTAGTGCCCGGTCCACGCTGACGGGTCCCCCGCCGAGGCTGCCGCCGCGCCCCCACGGCACGGACGCGATAGAGCGCTTCTCCTCGCCTGAGCGAGCCTCAACACCCACCAGCCAGGCCCCCGCCTGACGGAAGCTGCGAGCCACGAGACCAAGCCGTCGGCCCCACGTGGCGCGGGCCGTGGCGCGCCAGCTACTCGCCGTCCGACCCCGCGCATCCATCCACACGTCGCCTACCAGAACCGGCCCCGCATCCTCCGCCCTCGACTGCTTCGGAGCGCGACGGAACCACCGCCCGAAATCCATCACGCCCCCTAGAAGATCGACTCCAGTACGTCGTACCGATGGCCCTCAAGCAGATGTGAGCGCGTCACGTAGGACCAGCGGGCCAGCGTCATCGCCACCAGCGGGCTGATGTCGCCCTCCACACCCTTCGTCGTCCACGCGATCGTCTCGCCCGTCGACCTCGTCTTCGCGCTGGCGACCGCCACGTCCAGGTGCCGGTTCGGCACCACCCGGAACGACTCCTCGCGCACCGCCTCCAGCAGTTGGCCGGCCGCCGCTGCCATATCGACGGCGGACGTCACGGCCAGATCGCCCGGTTGCGGCGACTCCGGATCCTCCGGCCGGTGAAAATCGTGCTGATCCAGCAAGGTCTCCAGGAACGCGAACGTGCCCCGCCCCATCGCGATCGAGATCGGGCCCAGCGCCTCTCGCAGCTCCACCAGCCGCGGTAGCAGCCACTTCGTACCCGGCCGGTAGTCCGCCAGCTGCGTGTGGCCCAGCCCGTCAGCCCGCATCCCGTACACGCAGACTGCCGTGTAGTCCCGCAGCGGCGACACGTCGATGCCGATCGCCACCCCGTGCTCACGGTCCCGCTCCGACGACGCATCCGCCAACGCCACCCACACGGCCGCATCAATGACCGCGTTCCCCTGACTCTTCCGCGGCCACACCCCGAGCCGCTCCCGCGCGAACCCGGCGTCACCCATCGACCGGCGCTCCCGCAGCACCGCCTCCTCCGACAACCGGTAGCCCAGGGCCGGGTTCGACGCCGCCCACAACCGCCGGTCGTCCAGGTCGATCGCGTCCAGGTGGTCGAGGTCGCCTGCGATCCCCCAGTCCCGCCAGCCGAAGCTGTCGTCGCCCCCGGCCTCCGCACGCGCGTGCAGCGCGAACATCACCTCGCCCGAGCCGTCGTCACCATCCAACGGCGGCGACGAGGTGTAGACGATCTGGGGGTTCGGGCGAGCCGACATCGTCGGCATCAGCGCATCCTGCTGCAACAGCGTGTACGCGAACGCCTCGTCGATGATGTTGCAGTCACCGGAGAAGCCACGACCGCTGCCCTTGCTGCGGGCGATGAACTTCACGCGGGCCCCGGTGTCGAGCCTCTCGAAGCTCTCTTCCCCGTTCGTGTTGATGACCTTGATGTGCACGCCGTCGACGTCGATCAGGTTCTCGCTGAGCGGCTCCCCCAAGCCCTTCAGCAAGGCCTTGAACCGGCGGAAGCCCTCCATGGCGGTCTTGTACTCGTGAGCGGACCACATGATCAGGCGCTCGTCCAGCAGGAACAGACCGGCCAGAGCGCGAGCTTCGAGGATCGCGCCCTTGCCGTTCTGCCTCGCGACGATCTCCCCGTATTCGAAGCAGGCCCACTTGCCGTCTTCGCGCACACTGAGCATCAGCTCGATCGAATCCGCCTGCCACGGATCCAGCACCAAGCCCGCGCGCTTCGCCAGCTCCACCGCCTCCGCACCCAGCGAATAGGCCGACGGCGGCACACACTCAACCCGAGGCCTGGCCGCGCCTTGCAGCGATCCGCGCCGAGAGGTCCGCGACACCAGAACCCCCCGCCTTCGCCGCCGGCTTCGTAGATGCCGGGACCGAGCCCTTCTGAGCCTGCCGAATCTCCGCCACAAGGCCCCGAAGAGCAGTCGCCTGCTGCCGAGACTCCGCCAACAGCCCCTGGATTTCCCCGGGTTTCGGCTCGTCATCTCCGTCATCCGCCTTGACCGGCGACGTCCACCGCAGGAGAATCGAGTTGAGCCAATCGAGCCGGTCAGCGAGACGGCAAGCCTCCTCCAGAAGCACCGAGTGCGCCGGAGTCAGAGAGCCAGAAGCCGTCATCTCCCGCCAGAGCCGAGAGCCGCGGGGACCGAGACCAGGCGGACGTTTCGCAGCCATGATCCCCCGTTCCAAGATCACTGCCCCCTGTGATTTTTTTGCGGGGGGAGATTTTTTTCACGGGGGCGCGGGGTCAAAACAAGATCCACTCAAAAAACGGACATTCCGACACGTACTGACGTTTGCGCAGGTTAGAGCCTTGATCGCCAAGGTCCCACCTTGATCGAATTCATCAATTCGGACATTACGTCACAAATTGCCAGGCTGTGATCACAGGCTTGCGGCATCCTCCGAGAACTGCGGCCGACCCCGGGCCTTTGACCTGGCCTTATTCGACTTCGCCGAGTTGCAACGCCGATGAGCCAACCGACAGTTCGACCGATCCACCGGATCCCCGCCCTGCCACAGCTCAACGACGTGATCGACCGTCCGAGACATCGGATGCTCACGCGGCAACGACTGATCCACGTACTGCTCACACCACCAGCACTGCGTCTCCTCAGCGAAGACCTGGGCCTGCACCCGCCACCACGCCGTGCCAGCACGCCCCTTGCTGTAGGCCATAGGCACCTCCTGGAGCTACTGCTGCACGGTGCCACCGAGCGCCTTGGCCACCTTCGGCGCCAGGCGCTTACTGTCCGCCCTGGCGGCCGTGCTGGTAGTCGGCAGGCTGACCGCCCACGTATCCCCAGTGACAGCGATTCCGCCCATACTCTTGGAGATCTCCACCCAACTCGCCAGCGCCTCGCGGTTCGGGAACATGTTGATGCCACTGTCCCCTGCTGCTGGCTGGCCGGCCTTGTCGGTGACGGTGAAGTCGTAGACGGTGCCGCCCTCTTCGCTGATGTACGTGTCCTCGCTGCTCTTGCGCAGCATCGACACCGTGAACCCGTGAGCCTGCAGCACATCAGCGATCTGCTGGGCCGACCCGTAGTGGTGGCCACCAGGGGTCGCACTGTGGGACGCGGTGACCGTCGTCTGCGGTTTGGCGTCGACGGTCCTCGTCTTCTCCGGGCCGAGCGCCGCCCAGCCTGCCGCGCCGATGACGATCCCGATCGCGCCGGCCAGAGCCGCCGCCACAGTGGTGCGCATGAGTCCCCCGCAATGGAGCTGATAGTGCGCGGATCGTCGCACCAGCGCAGGGTGTCGGCAACCAGAACGGGCGAAGTCGCTAGGCGCTCTGGGCAGGGTCGCTGCCGTAGTCACCCGCGGCGAGGCGCTCGGACTGGCGGCAGACGTTCCAGTCACAGGGGGTGCCTGGCTCCGTGTGCCAGCACTGCACCGGCGGATCGTCGTCGGGGTCATCGGCGAAGGCCACGGTCACCTCCAGCAGTTGAGCCCCGCCGCCCGGGACGGAGTAAGGAGGCGACGGGACGATCAGGCGACCTTGGCGTAGGCTGGGTGTACCGGCTGGCGACGTGCCGGTTAGTGCGTGGAAGTACGGGTTCGAGTCCCGCTGCGGGCACCCGCTTGACGCCTGCATGGTGTAACCCGACCGGGAGTTTGGGGTACCGGGAGGGGGCCGCGAGGTCGGCAGCACGCCATTGCACGTCGCACTCTAGGCGGCCTTGGCTCCGGCTGGCAGCGGCGGCGCCTGGCCAGGCTCGAGCAGCTCGCGCGTGTATTCGTCGCGGCGCCCCTTGGGGAGGTCGAAGACGAGGTAGCCGGCGCTCTTGCCCTTGCCGGTCTTCCCGATGCGGCCTTCGGAGGCCCAGCGCCAGATGGTGCCGACGGGAACGCCCGCGTAGTAGGCGGCATCCGCAGCGGAGACGTAGCCGGGGGGCATCGCTCACCTCCCCGGGAATGGCGAGAGCCCCACCAGTGTGGTGGGGCTCAAAGCGCACGAAGGCTAGTTGAGCAGATCATGGCTTCGGTGGTGCCAGAGTGTCAAGTTGTGGTTGAGGGTTCGCGTGTCGATTCCTCCTCCCACCGCTTGGCGCAGCGCTCACACAGTCCCTCGGAGACGGGCGCTCCGGAGCCGAGGAAGAGGTGGTTGGCGCAGTAGTAGCCACCGCAGCCGTACTCGTCGCCGCCGGGCTCGTTGCCGCAGAGGTAGGCGAGTCCGCGGTCGATCCGCTCGTTGCAGCCGTCCTCTTCGCAGACGGCCTCGACGCCGTAACCGGCTTCGATCTTCTGTCCGTTGCGGTAGATCTCGTATCGCGCGTTACCCATGGGTTGAGTGTCCTCTCTACTACTGGTTGGTGTTCTTGGCCCACACGCCGCGGGTGTGGCTGTGGACGTTCCGCTGGTCCTGGTAGACGGGCCCCTCGTAGTGGTGGTGGATCTCCGGCGGGACGACGTCCTTGGCGCGCTTCAGGACTCGGCTGATGGCGAGGGCGAGGAAGGCGGGGGCACCGAAGACGGTGGCGACGACGGCGGGGTCGGCGTGTCCGGAGGCCCACAGGATGTCGGTGGCGCTGCCGCCGAGGGTGGCGGTGAGGACGCTGCCGGACAGCATGAGGGCGCTGGCGTCGGTGGCCCGCTGGGACATCGGCGGCCGGCCGGGCTGCGGGATGGGCGGGGTCGGGCCGACGGCCGGGAGCGGTGTGGGGTCGCGGTAGCTGGTGGCGAAGTCGGCAATGATGCGGCGCGCCTCGACGGCGGCCTGCTCGTCGGTCATGGCGGGGGTGGTCTCGGCGGGCATGGCGGTCTCCTGCTGGTGATCG